ATTACCAAACTAGGTGCAGCATCTGGTCTATCTGAAGCAGAAATTAACTCAATACTAAATATTTAAGATTGATTCTATTTCTTCTGTTGTTAATCCTGAAGCCTGACCTAATTTAGTTATTGCATCAATACGCGCTTGTTTCTTGGCTGTGGCTTCGGCTTCAACTAATTGAATTGCGACATTAGTTGTTTCTCTGTCAGCAATAAAATCTGCTTTTGCTTGACCACTTAATTCAATCTTTTCATTATCTATTTGTATGTAAATCTTTTCAGTTGCCATTATTTATTCCTCACTTATTAAAACCATAAACAGAAATTGAACCAGTCATAGTACCAGCACCAGCAATAACAGTTATCCCAGTAAAAGATGTCGTTAAACGAAAACGACCAAAATGATTTCTTATTAAAGCGTTGTCTATCGGGTCAAAACCTTGTGCAATAAAATTAGTTTGTTCTGTTGCAAATGGGTTGAATAAAGTCACATCAAAATTATTATTAGCAGTGCTTCTTACAGCAGAAAACTGAGCACTTGTTCCAGCCGAAGCGCGCGCTGCTGTTACAGATGTACCATCTGCTTCTAATCGTTCGGTGTCATAATTACTTGTTGAATCATCTGCACCTGCAACCCTTAATCTTAAATTCAATGCTGCTGTTGTAGTTCCAATAGCAAAGCCTATTATTTTGTAATGGTTATATGTTGCACTAAAAACATCATTTATAGATTGACTCGCTACTGCACTAAAACTAGTTGTATTGATCAGAGTTAAACCTTGTGAGGTTGTTGGGGCAACAGAAACCCAGTTTGTGCCGTTGTAAACTTCCATTTTATCTGTGTCAGTTAAATAAGAGGTCATTCCTTCTTCAAAGTTTGCTGTACCAATTGCTGATGAACGTGCAGCAGAACCTGCGAATGTCATAACAACTTGATCTTGCAAATAATTCTGAACATTACTTGCCGTCAAAATTTCACCAGCGGTAAACGTTCTAAAACCAGAACCCATTAAAACTCCTTAAAAACCTAATCTGCCTGTGTCTAACAAACCAAACTCGGTGTCATCTAGCACAAGGCTAGCATAATCTAGAGTTTGGAAACCGAAAGTAATTCTGTGTGATGCTGGTTGTATGTCGTGATCAATTCTAATAATGGAAGCAAATTTGTCTATCTGCGACCCAACATTGTTTGGGGTGAACTTGATTCTTGCCACATCACCTATTTCAAGACCCAGAACATCTGATTGATCTGAGGGTGTTAAAGACTCAAGTTGAACAGTTAAGGTTTCAAATCTGTATTCAGGCTCAGAGTATTGGGAAAGAAGATAGTTTGCTAACTCTAAAGCATCCGAATCAGTATTCATTAGAAGATTAGTTTGAATTAAAGCCTGCTGACCATAAGAGTTAATCGAGTCACTATCAAAGGCAATGGCTGTACCACCATTATTTCTTTCAATTTGAACATAGTTATACAAAAGTTCTGAGCCGTAAACAACTTGAACTTCGCTAAATTCAACACCTGTTCCATCATCTGAGAAAGTAACTTGGCCTGCTGAAACAGGTGCAACGCTTCTATCTTTGAAAACAATGAAACCATCTGATCCCATAAAAATAGAACCAGGTTCAGAATCAGTAACTAACTGCAAATATTCTAAAGCGTTAGTTCCATCTTGAATCACATCTGCTTGCAAAGTTGTTGCACCAGTATCAATATCTCTTAAAGAGGATGGCCAATTAACTTCACTTCGATCTAAAATTGAGTTAATTCTTGCACCAGTTTTTTGTGAAGTTTCAGTACTAGCACTCAACGCTCTTTGAGCCAACAATGTAAAACCATCAACGCAATCAGCACCAGCCAAAGATAAACCTGACAAATCGTAATTAAGATTCCAGTCATCAACAACACCATAAAAGACTGCTGAACCACCTGTTTCAACTTTAATTGTTCTTTTAGGAATGATTTGACCAAAGAAAGGGCTTGCTGTGTTCTCAGGGTCAAATGCACGAGAGTTGTTGTTTAATTCAATTGTTGCACCACCAGCGGTAAAGCGATCTAGTTGACGTGACTTTCCACGAGCAACAGAAACACTTCGAACATATTCTGAAACATCATAAAATAAAGTTCCGCCAAGAGTGTATTCAGTATTGTCTAAAACACCTTGAACAGGATCATCAAGAATAAAAAAAGGTCCACCAAGAGCAGATAAATCAAAACCTATTTCAACAGTTGTTGCAGGAATTGACATTAGGCACTCGCAAAGACTGGGCCTGAAGTTTTCTCAAACTTCTTGATTGCATCAACAATTTCTCTACCAACTTGAGCACCTGAAGTTCCAATACCAGCGTTAACAACAATGTTGTAAGTTGCGCCCATTCCAACAGAATTAGCACCTGACAAAGGAATAACTGCTTCAGGTCCTGCTTCACCAATTGTTACGTCTTTTCTTCCGAGAACAATTCCACCTTTAGCAAGTTTTTTTCTTTGATTCTGTAATGCAAACGCTAATGCAGTATAAGAACCAGCAGCAGTACCAAATTGGGCAGCAGCACTAGAAGCCGAAGCAAATTGACTTGGTGATAGTTGAGGTGATAATGGTCTTGGTGTTGGTCTTTGTCCACTTGGTGTTGGTGCAGTTGGAGTTGGAGCACCACCTGATGATCCACTTGTTGTTAAACTTTCAGCAATAGCCTTAAGTTCTGCTCTTGCTCTTTCCAAGGCTGCTTTAATTCCCTCAACCATTGCTTCTGCTTGTTTGACACCAGCGTCATAAAAAGCCACAGCACCGAACTCACCAACTTGATCAGCAACACTAAATATTGAATTAACAAGAGTGTTTACCTGTTCAACAACTGTTGCACCACCACTAATGATGTTGTCAGCAATCTTTGAACCTGCTTCAAAACCTGCATCAAGAACTTGTCTAATTGCTCTTTCATTTAATCCAAGAACAACGAGTTGTTTAACTTTGTCTGCAAAAACTGTGGCTTGATTTGCTTGATCTGCTAAACCTTTTAAGAAGTTTTCTGATTCAGCGGCTTTACCGAAGTTTAAGATTCCTGTGATTGTGCTACCAATGGCGTTCTTGAAGTTGGTGAACTTGCCGCGTACATCTTCAAGGGCTGATTCTGCTTTACGTAAAGATTCTTCTAGGTTATCAACAACGACTTGAGCAGCATTTTTGGCTGCATCTTTAACTTTTTTAAGTTCTTCAGAAGTTTTTTCTAAGCCTTTATTCATCTTGCCTATGCTTGGCACAACTGTTTCACTAACCTCTGTTCCTAGAGTGTCTGTTTGTGCTGCCAAAGCACCCATATTGTTTGATGCTTCAACTGTTGCAAGGCTTATTCGCTTGAGAGAGACTGGTGCTATCTGACCAACTTCTTTAACATCAACCCCAAACATTTGCAGGCCTCTAATTACTAAATTCATTCCTTGTAAGAATAAATTCATATGATCAATAACAAAATTGATTGCTCCCTCAGCAAAAGTGATGAAAGCATTTCCTAGTTTTTGTATTCCTTGACGGAATTTATCTGACGTTCTGAAAGCGTGAATTAAAGCGACTACTAATAACGCTAGTCCAGCGGCTACGAGGTAAACAGGGTTTGCTAAAAGAACTATTTGTAAAATTTTGAACACTTCAATAAATGTTTTAACTGCACCTATAACTTTTCCAACAATGAAAAGCAATGGTCCAAGAGCGGCAATTAAGCCTAAGATTTTTAATCCTGTTTCAATAGTTTCAGGACTTAAAGCCTTGAATTTGTCAACAAGTTTTTGTACTTCGGGAATAACTTGATTTTTGATCACGTCACTAACTTGAAGAACGACAGGTAGTAAAACTGATCCTATATCTTCTTTAAGTTGATTGAACTCTCTGCCCAAAAGAATAATTCTTCCCTCTGGGGTTTTTGCTAACTCCTCATTAAAACCTTTATAGGTTGAATTAAGAACTTCAACAAGTGCAGCGGCACGCTCTGATTCTGTACCATTAGCAATTTTCTTTTTAGTATCTTCATCTAAAACAAATCCAACTCTTGTTAAAGAAGCAAACTGTCCATTCAATGCCTGTGCCAAACCATTTGTCATAGACTTGAAATCGTCACCAGTAGCAGTTGCACCTTTTTCTGCAAGCACATAATCTAAAATCGCTGGTGTAAGTTTTGAAATTGTGTCGGCTTGTAAATCAAAAGTTGCTAACTGTGATTGTGTTGTAACAATGCTTTCCCTAGAAGCAACACCAACTTTTTCTAAAGCAGAAGCCTGTTTAAGTAAAGCCTCAACACCTTGTTCTGTTGCACCACCAGTTGTTAAAAGAATCTGTCTAAGTCTTGAAGTTGCCGCTTGAGCCTCAATGGCATCTTTAACGAATGTACCTAAAGCCGCACCAACACCTAAAATTGGAATTGTAAGATTTTTAGTTAAAGACTCACCAAATTGTGTGAATATCTTTCCTGATGCACCAAATTTATCTAAACCTGTTTTGGCTCTATCAAATTCTCTAATCGCTGATTTGATTCCTTTATCATCAAATTGCGTCAGAATTGGGATAATAATTGCCATTATTTAACCACCAATAAATTCCTGTTGACTTTCGCGGATGCTTCTTGTAAAGAACGCTCAATACTATTATCAATCAAATTTTGATTTTTCAAAGCGGCAGGCCAAACATAACGTGAACCAGGAGTTGGGCCAAGTTTTCTTTTTAATCCAGCACCTTGACCATTCATTCGATAACCAGTTGGTCTACCTCTTGATGCTGCTGACCTTGATTTAGGTGTATATCTAGATTTAGGATGACCAGCCATATCAGCAATAGCCAAACCTCTACCTTTTACAACAACTTTCAAAAGAGAGACCTTTTCGCCACCTCTAGGTTTTCTATTGCTAGTTTTAACTTCTGTTTTGTTATCAGATGATCTAAAAGCGGTTGCTCCGCTGTGTGTGAAACCTTTTATATTAAGAGTTTTAGGTAAAGCCGATTCAACACCACGAGCAAAAGGTTGTGCTGCATTTTTAATATCAGAATTTATTTGTTCATAAACTGTTTTATCTAATGATTTCAGTTCCATAAGGGTTTCACGCAGACCACGAACTTTTGTTTCCAGTCCAATTGCCACGATTACCTCTTGTTTGCTTCTGTCGCTCTCCAACGCAGATACATACCCATTGTGAAAAGCATACGATCACTCTCTTGTAATAGCAAAGAGGGCGCAATTCCTGTTTCGCAAGAAAGGTAAGCAATAAACCAATGCTCAGAGTTTTCTCCGAGCGGTTTTATTTTGGGTCGTTCTCGCTTACACCAATCTCGTCAACTTCATCCAACCAATTATCAAATTCTTTTTTAGTTGAATTGGTTCTTTTTTCACTATGCCACGCTAGAAAAAGCAGGTCAGTAAGTTTGAACTCTGATTCAAGTTTTGCTACTGACCTGCTGTATTTTTCCTCAAACGCAACTAAGTCTCTTGCTGAACAAACTATTTCTTTTGAAACACCATCTTGGTATTTCACGCGCAGATTGATTTTCATTTGTTTCCTTTTTAATTAAGCGGTTGCTCTTGTTACTGTTCCTGAAATCGGGAAAGTCACAGATAATGTAGCAATATCGCCAACGCTTGATGCGAATGGTGAGTATTGGGTTACCAATGCTGTCATTGTGTAAGTTGGGTTTGTTGAATTTACTGTTCCACTTGTAGGTTTGATTACAACTGTTGCAATTGAACCTAGTAATGGGTTAAGTGTTGCATCAACTGAACCTGCACCGAAATCTTGCATAAAGTTTAGTGTTAGTGATGCTTGTTTTAATCCACCGATTCTAGTTCTCCAAGAAGAACCGAAAGCGGTAGTTTCTAAATCGTCAGCCTCTTGTGACAATTCAACGGAGTTAAGATTTGTTGAAAAATCTGAACCATTGATTGAAACAAAATAGTCTGTTGCAGCAAATTTTGCCATTTGTTGTTACTCCTAGTCTGCGTAGCAGAGAACTGTAAACTCCGCTGTAAGATATAGTATCTCAGAAACTGGCAGTTGTCCGTAGTTTCTCATCTCAGTAACTCTTGTATCGAACACAACTCCACCAAGAGTTTTGTCTCCCTCAATCGCTAATTTGATGCTTGAAGTGCCTGTGCTGGAAACATAGGCATCAAGATTGGATTGCG